TTGATCCTAAGAAGTAAGCATTTGCAGTTGTAAATGGTGCAGTAGTTGAGCTCCAAACGTTTAAATCTGTACTTACACTAAAAGGTGCGTAATTTAAAACCGTACCTGTAACACCGCCCAAACGAATAATACTATTTAACTCGTTAATGTTTGTAAGTCTCCAACCACTTGTGAATGTACTTATGCTTGTTGCTAGTGCTTGGTCTATTGCATCATTCCAAGTTATATTCGTTCCGCTTATGTTTTTTGTATATCCTAATACACTTACTCCATCGTATGTACTCCAATCTATTACAATCGCAGTAGCATAAGTTTGACCGCCTAAAATATCTGTAAATCGGTTTGCATTACCGAATGGATTGTTAGCTAATAGAGTAGTGAATGATACATTTCTACCCGCTTCTAAATCTCCATCGTCTCCTGTTCTGTATGAAGTAGTTTGTGCTGTTTTTAAAAGTCTAGCACTTGCATAAGTTGGTGAATTAGTAGGCAACACAATATCAACCTTATTCAATCCTGCGTTTGGTGTTACAGAAGTAGGCGTTACAGTCGAAGTGCCATCACTCAATACAATGTTTAGTGGGTCGGTTGCATCTATTGTAAAGTCATTTACACCGTTTACTGTAATAGCGTTGTCTGCTACTGAATAATTCGTGCTTGTACCGCTTGGTATGTTTTGACTATTTATTAAACCGCCACCCGTTTTGTTTATGTTTATAGTAGCATCGGGTGCTGAAATGTCAACATCTGTAACGCTAGGATATGAACCCGTATTTACTGTTGTAGCTAAACTGTTTTTAACATTTACATTTATGTCAGGTAATGTCAAACTACCTTCCGCAACAATGTTAGCTGAATATGTAGCATCTGAGTTTGATACTGTGGCATCTTGAATAGTTACGTCTAAATTTGCCGTAACATTACCGCTATACAAAGTAGTTAAAGCTGTATTTTTAATCGTATAGGTAAAGGCATCAGTTGTATAAGAATACATACCGCCACTTGCTACCGTATCAACTAAAACACCGTTTCTATAAATCTGTACAGGTAAACAACTTGCTCCGATAACTTGGTCAAAGTCATAACCTGACATCGGTAAATCACAAATAGAGTTTGAATCTCTAAGCATGAAATTTACTGTCATGATATGACCTGCACAAATATCTGCATTCGATTCAATAAACTTAGTAACACTACATGATTCAACACGCCCTAATAATTGCCAACGTTTTGACTTATTCATAATGTTGAATATATGACGGCAATACTGTAACGTGTCGCTTTCAACATCATTCAAATTCGAATAGTCTGTATAGATTTTATCTGCTAAAACAATCGTAATTGGAATAGATGTTTGATTATCTAATATTGAAGCACTAGGATAGTAAGAAGCCATTAAAGGATAGTTAATAGTTTCTTCGTTTACTGCACGTGCAAAGTCGCCCCAAAAGAATGTATGTAACATCAAGTGAGAACTTTGAATATCTGCTAATTCTAGTCTAAGTTGGTTAACGCTTAACTTCATATAAATCTAATATTTGTTTTCGTTTTACCTTTGTCGGGTGCAATGTTCTCAAATGAACATACCCAATTGTAATACTCAGGATAAAGCTGTTCATTATCTTTTAAGAATCCAATTAACGCTAATCTGTAAGGCTCAAAATCTTTACGGTATTCATTGCGTAATTCAGTAGCTTCAGAAGTTCCTGCGTTCGTCATTATTTCATCACGATTTGCACCAACTGTTTTATTTCGTGTCTTGTAAATGTTTGGATAGATAATCTTATAATCACAAGCCGAAGCAATACAAGGTGCAATATAATCATTCAATAAAGTATCTTCATCTGAATTTAGATCGTTTGCAATAATACCTGCCAAAAGTCTTTTGTATAAACTTGTTCCAATAATAGGTTGAATGATATTATCTTGAACTCTTTGAATCGTAATCTTCAAAATACTATCTTCTACATTTTTGTCAATGTAGCTGATATCTTTAACCTTTGCTGTTGTTATTAAATTTGCGTTCATGGTTTATTTTTTAGTTTTATATTTCCAAACATATCCACCCGCTGAAGGTCTTCTATTTGTTGCGCATGCTGAAATACTCCTATGGTCAATATTAGTTATTCTGCATGCTTCTCTAACACCGTCAAATGACTTTACAAAAATACCATCTTTTGTGTATTGTTCTATCTCTTTTTTATTAACGCTTCTGCCTTTGTCCCTTGCTTCTAACTTCCAAATAGGAAAAACATTTTCTGTGTTGTAAACAAAACCATTATATGTATGTCTATTTATTTTTAAAAATAAGTTATCTTGCCTAGTCCCTTGTACAATATCTACCAAGTTTCCATTTAAATCAAACTTATAATAAAACTTTTGGTACACACTATTAAGTATACTAACACCATCTGAAAGATATTTACAAATCAATTCACTCTCTCTTTTAAGCGCATCTTTTTTATTATCTCTATAATCAATAATTGACATAATTGGTTTTTGATTATTACTTAATAATTCTTTAACCCAATTAGCCTTATCGCTTCCATCAAATTGGTTTAGATGATTGAAGTATCTTGTTTTAATATTTGTAGTAATTCCAATATACTTAACATCGTTAGTTGTTGGACATGATAATGTGTAAATACTGTACATAAAAATAAAATTTAATACAGCTAATATACGAAATAATGTAGACATATCTGTATTATTTTTTAGTTTTTACAACGATACTTTGGCTCCATAAATGACGACATGAAGGTGTATTCACATCGGTTTCAGGGTTATGATACCACCCACCTCTAAAAGTCCACACATCACGGTCAATTGCACTTGAAATTTTATTTATTTCATCACGTGTGTACATTCTATTTAAACCTACCATTCTTTCACAAAATGGACGACTAGAACCACCTGATACTAAGTCAGGTGCATTTGAACGTAACTCGTAAGAATATCTTACCTCTAATTCAGTTGCAGGTACACTTGCTTTTTTTCCTTTATCTGTAACTTCCCAATCATTTACAAATCCGTTTTCACCAAGTGCCAATAAACGCTGTGAAATAAATACACCACCTTTACCAATTGCTTTAGAAATAGAATCAAAACTTTCTCCGTTGTCAATCATTTGTAGAATCTGTCTATCAATGTCGGTTAATTCAAAAGCGAATTTTCCCAAGATAAACTCATTCTTAAAACTTTCTTCGTTATCTTCGAATGAATCGTAACCACGTGAATTTAAAATAGTGTATTCGTCTTTAAGTACACCACATTTTTCAAACATTGCAACAACATCTATTTCTTCACTCATTTTTTCTTGTGCAATAGGTTGCGCAGTAGGTGCTACTTCTTGCACTTTCGGTTTTAAAATTAACGGCATAAAGTCGTTAAACTTAATTTCACCATTGAAACCATTTAAACGTTTGAAACACCATGTTAAAGAATCTTCTATTGTACGTTGTCTAAATTGTACGTAGTTTTCTTTGAATAGCAAATATGCCGTTTCCATTTCTTCACGCGATCCAAAAAGACTTTCACTCATTACAGAAAACAATGCAGGACTAATTACGCCGTGTGCAACCATTATTTCATCTCTTACCGTTTTCTTCGTTTGGTCGTAACGTTTATCTAAGTCATTACCATTTACTTGCTGTACTGTTGGTGCTGAATCTTGACCATCTGAAAAAGTAATTGTCAAACCACCTTGTGTATCTCTATTTGACGCTTCACCTTTAATTCGTTTGATAATCTTATCTTCTTGCGCTACCGTTTCTGGAACACCGTTTGCAAGGTTTATTAAAGTGCCGCCTTTATAGCCATTCACTACTTCTGAATAAGTAAAGTAACTCATTTCGATTCCTGAAAGAATAGAAGTAATAGCACCTGAGTAATTCGGTGCAGGGTAATAGTTCGAAGTTAATACTTTTTTCTTATCGTTGTGGTAACGTTGTTTAGGTCTTGTGATATTGGTAAAAATACACTCAGTATCTTCTTGTGATACATAGTGAATTGATTTTATTTTACGGTAACCTGTTTTGTCTTTCGATTGTTGATGTACTGATTTGCTCCAATCGTCCGAATAATCAAAAAATACAAGGTTTTCAGTAGCACGAATTAACTCAAAATCAACGTTTTCAGCGTACCACAAGCCACTAGTTAAAGACTTTTTGAAGATAATACTAAAAGTATCACCGATTTCATAGTCTAAAACGATTGATTCTACAAGCATTTGTAGTGAATTACCACTACCAAACTGCAATTTATTTTGGTCGCCTGTTACTGTTAAACCTCCTGAAGTGATAAATTTCACCTTTTGGTTAATAATACCACCGTGAATAGGGTTATCATAGTACGCACCATTTAAGAATTGAGCGTAAAGATTATCTACACCCCAAGAAACTGTACCATTTTTCTCTATTTTCTCAGTAGGTTCAGGCTTATTTGCTTCACGAAATAGCGTTCGAATCATAAATATCTGTATTTGTGTCTACATTAAATGTAGGAATTTGCTCTTCTGTTGGTTCAATTAGTCGCATCTTACCAATTTCTACTAGATGCCCTAGTGTTTCATCAGTACTACCACCGTTTGGCATTTGATAAACTTGATATTCATAGTCGCCTATTGAACGAAATGTTACATCTGTATCCTCTATAAGTGTAAAAAGGTTGTAACTGTTAACCGATTGTGATACATCAGTTAAATATAATTTGTATTGGTATTCACTAGATTGCTCTAATGTAAAAACGAATAGCCAATTACTTGGTAGTTCGCTTTGGCTTAACTCGCTTAACGTTAACGCTATTGGGTTTGATTGCCCTTGTCTTAATAGTATCATCTGTGATTAAACCTTTTTTAATTAATAGCGGTTTGTTTTCCTCATTGTTTTCAATAAGTCCTAAACCTTTGACAAATATTTTTTCCATAGTTAGAAAAATAAAGGGAGTGTATTTCAACTCCCTAAATTATTTAAGATGCTGGCTCTAACAATGCGTCAACAATAGCTGAAGAAATTTTACAAGCTTTTAATTTCTCTTTACCTGTTAATGTCAATGTGTTACCATTCATATCTTCGTATTTTGTACCTACTGCACGTTCATCTAATACCTTAGCACCGTTTTCAGCAAATAACAATTCATACGTTCCATCGTTACATTTTGCAATTGCACTTACACGACCTTGACAAAGTTGTTCAATCATAGTAATCATTTCGGCTGTATTAC